AAAGACGGAACCAACCCTGAGTCCATTGAAAAGTTCCGTGATCGCATGGAGGCGTTTCACACGTCGCCAGACCAAGCCTTCAAGACGCTCTACGTTGGCTCAGGAGCCGACGTCAAAGCCATTGGCGCCAACTTTGCCGACATGGCATTTGCGGCTGTCCAAGGTCAAGGCGAGACCCGCATTGCCGCCGCTGCCGGTGTTCCTGCCGGCCTTGTCGGAATTGCCGAAGGGTTAAAAGGCTCGACCCTCAACGAAGGCAACTTTGCTGCAACTCGACGTGCGTTTGCCGACGTCACGATTCGTCCGCTTTGGCGTTCGGTGTGTGGTGCGCTTGAAAACGTGGTCAAAGTGCCCAAGAACACACGTCTTTGGTACGACTCAAGAGACATTCCGTTCTTGCAAGCGGACGAAAACGACGCCGCTGCCATTCGCCAACAAGACGCCACGACGATGACCGCTCTCGTGTCGGCTGGTTATGACCCTGATTCAGTTCGTGACTCGATCATGAGCGGCTCATGGGCCGGCCTTACCCACACCGGCTTCCTGTCGGTGCAACTGCAACCAATTGCCGACACAACGGGCACGGCACCAGAAGCACAGCCGACGTTGCCGGCTACGGCACCGCCTGAACTGAACCCAGGAGAATAACTGTGGACCCCAACGCGTTAATTCAAGCCGTTGACGCCTCTATCGATGAGGCGCTTGTGCTGATCCAAGACATTGACATGACCACGCTTGACCCAATTGTGGCTCAAGCACTGGCTTTGGTGCAGGCCGCTGGCGTCACCATTGACGAATACATGGAAGCGTGCGGCATTTACGACGCTGACGAACCAGCCGTAATGGCTCAAGAAGGCCAAGAAGACCCGCAAGTTGAAATGGAATCAGCGGCATTACCAATGCGTGCTGTTGTGCCAACCGAAAACCTGCTCCGAGCCACCATGGGTGGCGTCGAGCTGCGCGAAAACGCCGAAGGTGCGCCGGTTTTGTACGGCCACTTCTCAATGTTCAACCAGCCCTACGAAATCGACTCGGCTTACGAAGGCCGCTTTCTTGAAATGATCGACCCAAAGGCGTTTGCTGAAACGATCCAAGCCGACAAGTCGAACATGCGCGTGCTGTACGACCACGGTTTTGACCCAGCCATTGGCAACAAGCCACTTGGGCCCATTGAAGTGTTGCAATGCGACGCACAAGGCGCCTACTACGAAGTTCCGTTGCTTGACACTGACTACAACCGCAACTTTGTGCTGCCGGCGCTTCGAGGACAACTCATGGACGGTCGCCAAGTCGGTTCCGTGCTCGGTGCATCGTTCCGTTTTCAAGTCCAAGACGAACAATGGACGTATCCCGAGGCACGCACCTCGAGCAACCCGGAGATGCTCCCTGAGCGTCGCATCACCCGAGCCAAAGTCTTTGAGTTCGGACCAGTCACCTTTCCTGCGAACCCTGGCGCCACCGCTGGCGTGCGTTCGCTTACGGATGAATTCATCGACAAGCTGCACCACGACCCGAAATTCGTTGCACGAATGACGGAACGAGTGGGCGCAACTGTCGTCGAACGGATGCTTGCTGCAACGCCGGGCGACGCCCGCAATGCACAGGCACCAAGCACCGCCAAAAAAGAGGTAACCGCATCGGCCGACGGCCAGCGCACGCCACGCAGCACATCACAACGTCGCGCTCTGGCCATTCTGGCCGGTGCCATGAACCCCTTGGAGGGGAAATGAACATTGACGAGACGCGAGCACAGCTCGCAGAACTCCAAACTGAGATCCGGTCGCTCGTTGCGTCCGACTCTGCAACGCCTGAACTTGACGCCGAACTTGACGCCAAGCTTGGTGAATTCGAAGTTCGCAAGGCCGACTTGGCAAAGCTCGAAGAGCGCGCTGCCAAGGTTGCCGCTGTCGACGCCATGGAGACTCGCCGCATCGACGGCATGCCTTCATTTAGCATCGCCAAGGACAAGGTTGCTCCAACCGACGTTCGTAGCCTGAGCCGTTCCGAGGCTCGTGACGCCGCTCTGCGCGTCATCGAAGCCGATGGCAAAAAGTTGGCCGAGCGCCAGCTGCGCCACGTCGACGCTCTCGTTCGCTCGAGCAACGAAGACCAAGACGGCGACTCTGTTGCACGTCGCATCTTGCTCACCGAGAACCCTTCCTACCGCACCGGTTGGCAAAAGGCTGTCTCGGGTCGCCCAGAACTCATCAACGCCGACGAGCGTCGTGCTCTTGAAGAGTTCCGTGCCATGTCCGACGGCACCGGTTCCGCTGGTGGTTACGGTTTGCCAGTCCTGATCGACCCAACGATCATCTTGACTTCGCAAGCTGCAAACGCTCCAATCCTCGACGTTTGCCGCGTCGTCACCGTCACCACCAACGTGTGGAAGGGTGTCACCTCGGCCGGTATGTCGTGGGGCTACGGCTCAGAAGCCGCAGCTGTCACCGACGGCTCACCGACGCTTGCTCAGCCAAGCATCCCTGTGCAGCGCGCAACCGGGTTCATTCCTTACTCAATCGAAGTTGAGCAGGACTACCCAGGCTTTGCCGAGCAAATGGCAGCGCTTTTGGCTGCGGGTTACACCGACCTCATCGCCAACGCCACGCTCAACGGTTCGGGCTCGGCTCCAAACCCGAAGGGCATCTTCACGTCTGTGGCAGCCACGTCAAGCATCTTGACTGCAACCACGACCGCAGGTGCCTTGAGCGCAGCCGACGTGGCCAACGTCTACGGTGCTCAACTTGAGCGTTTCCGTGCCAACTCAACGTGGATCATGAACGTCGCAACCGAGGACAACATCCGTTTGTTCTCGACCGGCGGCCCTGGTGGCACGTTCTCCGTTGACCTGCAACAGCCTGGCATCCCCAAGTTGTTCGGCAAGACCGTGCTCCGCTCGGACTACGCGCCGAAGCAGCCAACCGGAACCACCGCAGGCACCTTTGCAGTCGTTGGTGACTTCAGCCAGTTCGTGTTTGTGCAGCGCGCAGGCATGACCATTGAGCCGGTCTCGCACCTGTTCGACACCACAACGGGCCGTCCTACTGGACAGCGCGGTTGGTTGGCTGTTGCTCGCAACGGCTTCGACGTCACCTCGACGGCCGCGTTCCGTGGATTGGCTAACAAGACCAGCTGATCCTCCGGGACCACATTGTTGTGAGGGGTGTCCGTACATGGCGGGCGGACACCCCTTGCGACTTCCCGCCATAACCAACCGCCTAGGAGTGCCATGACTTCCATTGTTTACGCAACAGCTACCGCAGCAGTTCCCGACATTGCCCTTGGCTATACCGTGCGCGTGATGCATGGCGAACCATGGGCAGCCGACGATCCGTTTGTGACGTCTCACCCTGATTTCTTTTCTGCCGAGTGCCCGACCAACGCTGTTCGACGCACTGTTGCGCCGGCATTGGTTGAAACCGCTACGAGGGCACCAGGAGAGCGTCGGACGGTGAAGCGTGCCCAATAACCAAGACACCGTTATTGCATTTCTGCACGGACCTGACATCAGTTCATCTTTTGAGCGTTCAAAAGAGCAGCTCATCATGTACGACTCGGTCACCAACCGGCGAATTCAAAATCGCATCTCTGCATATTGCTCGTCTGGTGGGCTTCCTGAAGGTAGAAACACCTTGGTCACTTCGTTCCTAGAGAGCGATTGCGATTGGATGCTCATGGTCGACAGCGACATGGGTTTTGAACCAGACATTTTGGACAAGATGCTCGAGGTCGCTGACCCGGTGGTTCGTCCAATCATTGGTGGGCTTTGTTTTGCCAACCGCCAAATTGTGGTCGACGGCATGGGTGGCTTCATTACCAGGGCGTATCCAACCATTCTTAATTGGACAAAGTGTGACGACGGCTTTCACCGCTTCGTTGGCCAAACGCATTTTCCGGTCAACAGCGTCATTTCTGCCGGTGCAACCGGAGCTGCCATGCTGCTCATGCACCGCAACGCTTTGCAAAAAGTGTTTGAACTTGACGGACCTAACCACTTCACTCGCATCTTGGGCGAAGACGGTGCGTGGATCAGCGAGGACATTTCGTTTTTTGACCGTTGCCGTCGTCTTGAAATTCCATTGTTCATCCACACCGGCGCTCGCACCAGCCACGCCAAAGTGTCGTGGCTCAACGAGATGGACTTTTGGGATACCGAACAGCCACCACCAGCAACGGATCGCTGTGCGGTCATTGTGCCGGTGCTCCATCGACCTCACAACGTTGCACCGCTCATTGAATCGCTGCGGGCTTCGACAGGTCTAGCAACGCCGTACTTCGTCGTTGAAGAGGGCGACAAGATCATGGCCGACACCGTGCTGGCCAATGGTGGCCGAGTCATAACGAAGTCTGGTTCTTTTGCCGTCAAAGCCAACTACGCCGTTGCGCAAACCGATGAGCCTTGGTTGCTGTTCGTTGGCGACGATGTGCATTTCCACTCTGGCTGGTTGAACGCCGCTTTGGATATTGCCAACCGGTACGACAAATCGGTGATCGCCACCAACGATTGCCACAATCCATTTGTGACGCGTGGCGAACATGCGACACATCCGCTCATGGAGCGTCGCTACATCGAAGAACTCGGTGCGTCGTTTGATGGACCCGGAACCGTGGCGCACGAAGGCTACGGCCACATGTTCATTGACAACGAATGGTCATTTTTGGCCAAGACTCGCCAGCAATTTGCAGCTGCGCTTGGCTCTCGAGTTGAGCACTTGCATCCGCTTTACGACGAAGCCGTCGCAGACGACCCGATTTATGAGCTCGGCCGATCAACGGTCGATGCTGACCAGAAACTTTGGATGGACAGAGTCCGAGCCTTTATGGAGAGTGCGCAATGACAACGCCAAAGGACTACTGCACCATTGAAGACGTCAAGGCGTCGATGAGCCTGACTGGCACACAGGACGATGATGCCCTTCAAGCAGCGGTCACCGCAGCATCACGCCTCATTGACCACCACTGTGAGCGGTACTTCTATCAAGACGACGTCGCCAGTGCTCGAGTGTTCGTGGCTGAAAGCATCTTGGCGGTCGAATGCGATGACTTTGACCCGACCCAAACCATCATTGTAAAGACCGACCCGGTTGGACTTCGCACCTGGGATCAAACATGGGATGCAAGTGACTATCAAATGGAGCCGCTCAACGGCATGAAGTACGGCATGCCTTGGCCTTGCAATCGACTTCGTGCCATTCGTTCGCTGTATTTCCCTGTGTGGGGTGGCGCTGCCATTTCCGTGCGCAACGTCGTTCCCCAGGTGCAGATCACGGCTAAATGGGGTTGGGCGCAAGTGCCCGACGCCATTTTCCAAGCGGCAGTTATTCAAGCCGCAGCCACGTTCCAAGCAATCAAGTCTCCGCTCGGCGCTACGTCGTTCGGTGAAGCCGGCATTGTCCGAGTCAAGAACCAACTTCACCCACACGCGCAGCTGCTGATTGAGCCGTACTCGCTCGAGGACGTCTTCGTTCTGTGATTGGTGACCTGCAAGCCATTTGCGAAGGCATCCAAACCAATCTGCAAACCATTCCGGGTTTGCAAGCGTTTGGCTACCTCCCAGATTCGTTCTCAGACCCCGCAGCGGTTGTTTCGGTCATGGACGTCCAGTACCAAATGTCGATGAACGACTCAATGACCGGACAAGTTGACCTCATCGTCAACGTGCT